ATCAGTTGCGTCGGCAGGTAATGTTGCTGAACCATCTGGATGAAATTCTGCCCTTGCCGTTGGATCTTTCGGATCATTCGTAACTACAGTTTCTTGTCCTGTTGCAGTTTCTTTAGTGACTGTAGTAGGCTGAACTGCACCAGATCCTTTCAAATCTGATGTTTTTGAAACCTTTGAAACCACGGGCGCTTTTACTACTTTTACCCCTGCTGGAGTATTAACAGTTGTTGTTGTGCCTGCTTCCGTTGTTTTAGTTGTAGCTGTACTTGTGTCTTTAGTAGGACTAGTTGTATTTGAGCCTCTACCACCTTTGAAGTCAATTACTTCTGTAGTTGGTTTTGGTATAGGGTTTGGTGCTTTTAGGAAAGAACCTGGACTAGGGAGTTTGTCAGGGAATACATCGAACACTTTACTAACGGTATCTTGTAGACTTCCCAATTCTGACAATAACTTTCCAGTAAAAATGTCGTCAAGGATACTTGCATTTGAGATGATATCTTGTATATCTTCTATGGAACCAAACTTTGATGGGATGTCAGCTTCACCCAACTTCTCTTTAAGTTTTTCTGATAGTTCTATATTTCCTATCGCCAAGGTTCTACATTGCTTAGAATCGCCAGAAGCAAAAGACTCTACAAGGTTCTTGATTTTATTTTCAGGAAAGTTGGGTACCTTAGAAAAAACTGTGTTTGACAAAACACTTTGCTCTGCTTCTAAAACTCCCATCAATAGCCCACCTCCTGCAAGACCACCAAGTGAATTCTCAAACCCTTTTTTTGCTGCATTAGTTGCAGAACTTAATGCTTTCAAATCTGCACCACCTTGAAAATCTTGCATCATTGAAAGTGGATCAAAAGAACCCACACCAAGGATATCAGTTGGTACTAGATCTCCCATAACGTCTGATAAATCTTCTAAAGGAAGATCTGGAATGGCAGTTTGTAGTGCTGTGGTAATGCCCTCTAGATTAGCGGTTGTCACAATATCAAAGTTCATTTCAGCAACATTTTCTACAGTAGCTTGTATATCAGGAAACATAGCTTCAATATCAATAGCAGTATCTCCTGATGTTGCAGCGGTAAACATCTTTTCAGCATTTGCTAGATCTGTATCTGATATAGCTTCTTTCATAGCGGGTAGTTTATCTGCAATCTCTTGAGATACTGCAGCAAGTTGTGGCTCAAGGATCTTTGCTTTATCAGCTAGATCGGCTGCGATAGGGCCAACCATCTGCATACCACCTTTTACTTCCCCAGCCAAACCTTTGAGTTTAGATTCGAGTTCGGCTGGAGAGAATGCTCCAGTTGGTAGTTTTGCTAGTAAATCTGGCGCAGAGAATTGTGCCGTAAGTGATTCTTGTAAACCATCAACATTTTTAAAAATACTTTCAGAAGATGCTTGAAGCTTGCTTTTCATATCTTCAGCGGCACCTAGTAGATCAGGTGTTTGAAAATCTGCTGCTAAACTAGCAAATTTGTTATTAATAGCTTTAAAATCAATTGACATTAAACTGGCCCTGCTTTGGGTTTTCTGGTAAAGATATCATGAACACTTTTAGCAAAACCTATTCTTTCACTTTCTCCCAGTTTTGCGATACCTTTTTTACCTCGTGTTTCATTTGGGAAGGCACTTCGTGCAGAAGTATCTTCTGGATTCTCATAATAGTGGTGAACATATACAGTTGCTGGTCCAAGAGTTTTGTAGTTGTTTAATCTTGCTAGATTATATTCGCCAACGGTTTGCCATTCGTGTACAACAAACTGTACTTGTAGTTCGAGATCCTTAAACGACATGCCCTTGTCTTCAGCAAATTTAAAAAGGTTATTTTGTCGTTCTGAAGGCCCATACCACTGAGCAATACCGTAAGAAATATCTTCTTTCCTTCTCAATGCCTTATCACCATCTGCAAACGGACGAATATCAAGCTTACCATTAATATTGCCACCTGATTCTTTAAGAAAGTTTCCTATCAGTGCTGCAATAGCAATAGGAGTAAATATTCCTGTTTTTGAAAAATATTGATAAGCATATTGTACATTACCACCATACTCTACATCAGGATCTACAAAAAAGCTTTCTGGTGGACCCGCTAATGCAGCATCTGCACTTGGTGGAGTACCAACGCCTGGTGATGCATCATTACTAAAGGCAACACCATTTGCAATTTGAGTTAGTGATGGCATATGAACAACAGGAATAGATCCCATAACCAGTGGCAATTGTGATTGTTTACCATCAAGGAATATACCAAAAACTGTTGCAGATGGTTCAAGTGCAGGGTTCCAACCGAGACCAGATGTTCCTGGCTCTGTGGTGGGTATTAAGACTTGTGCATATGGCAAATCTTCGTTAGTAACATCAGGTCCATGCACACCTGGGATTCGAACTTTTACCCTGCCGAGTCTAGGCTCATCGGCTCCTTTTTCCACAACAACACCAACAAACCAACGCATAGGTTGATCACCATAAAACTCAGATAACATTGGACCTGAAAATGTATTACGAGTACTCATTCTTTTGGATTTCCTAATTTCATTAACTGTGCATCAATAACATGTCTTTCATCAGAAAATATGTGCCGACAAGAATGAATCACATATTCGCCAGATCTTTTTAAATCTTTTGTTTTCTCTGCAATGATACCTTCTGGATCATTGTTTGGAAAGTACACATTAATTTTACTACCAATCGTTCTATTTTCATCACCTGCAAAAAATATAGCGCCACCTACTCGCATTACACTCGATGATTTACCGACAAGGTTTCTTAGTGCTTTTGCTGTAGCATCAAGAGAGTATGAACCACCGCCATAATAGTTTGCCACATCACTGTATGTATTATTAGATACAATACGATCATATGTCTGTCCATTTACTTCGCTTAGTTTACCAACTCCCTCAAATTCACTTTCATCATCCATGATACTATTCATGTTTTTAGTGTCTTCGCCTAGTAGATCATTTTCTTGTATGACGTCATTAAAAAACTCATTTACGTCAAACCTAAAGTTTTCAACAGTGCCAGTTGTTGCATCAAAAACATTATATGAACATCCAACTGCACCTCTCTCCATAAGATGTAATGTATCCTCATTATTTGTCACTTTGAATTCTTGTATGTTATATAAGTTGGTATCAGATATAAGACTTGTTTCTTGAGAATTTTTAAATTGGGAAAAGCTAAATAGTATGTCTTCATTCCACACAGGTTGTTTAAACATTTTTTCCATGCTTTTCAGTATTAAATTCTCATCAAAAAGTGTAGCATAAAGATAAAAGGGAAACCCAAATGAACTTGTTGCCCTTTGAGTAACCCACTGTGCTGCTTGAATAGGAGTTAAAAATGGCACAACAACACGCATCGGTTCTTGAATAGGTAGTACATCGTCTATGTCAACTTCTTTATTTAAGTTATCAATGAGAATCTTTTCAACAATTTCTTCTGGTGTTCCTTTATAAGCCTTACTAAATCTTGACACAGTATCAATGAAATATGTTTCATCAATAATATTCATAATAATAACTTCTGTAGTCTCATTTGTTTTGGTAGCAGATTGAACCCTACGAATAACAAATCTCTTTTTAATAGGGTTGGTTTTATCTTTATTTGAAAATACTATTTTAAGTCTTTCAGTACCCTTAATGTCAAAATATTGATCATATACCCGACTATCGTCCCTAAGTGTTACTGTACCTGATAAGAAAGGTCTCTCAATATTTTCGAATATGTCAACTTGGAAAACGGATTTACCAAGCGATACGTTTGTTTCATCTTCCTCTTCACCATTAGGCATATACACAAGTTCATCTAGACCGTAGTCAGATGCCGATTGTTGTGCTGGGCTGTTTATAGGTGGATCTCTTGGTTCTGGCATACTATTCTTTCAATAATCTATTATATTCTGCTTGCACTTGAATAACAGCAGATGGTTTCAATACTTTTAGTTCACGTAAAGAATCATTCTTTGCATAAACCCTGTCTGAATATGTTACAGGGGTAAGTCCACCAAGAGAGGGATTAAATGGATCTATATCAACATATTCCTTTGAGGAGTTTTCATAATGATGGACTGAGTTGTATTGTTCTACTTCACTATTCACTGTGATTGTGTCAGCAATTCTATCTTCTGGAACAACAAGTTCACCAACACCAAAATTGTCAGGTGACTTCACAATAATTTGTCCTAGATCAATGTATTTTTTAACAACAGTTCCAATTGATCCAGATGATTGACCAACAACTGTATCACCAACAAGAACTGTAGAGGCTATAGGATCCTGAGTTGTGATAGTTCTATGTGGGTAATCAGATTTTAGCTTATCCTGTATTTCCAATTCAGCAAGAGGCCAACCTGATTCTCTTACATCATCGTTCATATAATAAAATGTCCAATAAAAATCAGTTGTACCATACAGTTTAAATGACATGGTATCTGGTCTCTCAAAGTCATTAATAAATTGTGTTTCATAGAATGTTACATTATCTTTCATAACGTCAATCAATTTTATATATGCGGTAATGTTCTGAAATAAAATTCTGTCAGGATTGTTACCAAACGCATACGTTATAACTGGGAATGAGTTAAAGAAATTTGCCATTAGTAATCTGCCTGTATGTGTTGCTTCATAAGTGCTTTCGACTCAGTAAATTGTAAGGTAATAGCAGTAGATGTAAAGTTACCGTCTGAGTGAAAACCCATACCTTGTGTGTTATATGTAGAAGAAACTCCAGTTAAATATGCAGGTAGAAATTTAAGACCTGGAATTGTCTTTTGATCATACTTGGTCTCAATAATAAATCTGTTTGGAAATTTATAACCGTAGTTAATTCCAGCCATGTCCAGACCTGTGGGATATAATTCTTCTCGGAAGTGTCTAACTATACCCTTTACAATCTCAGCCTCTACTGCACTGGTTGGTACCATTGTAAAGGTAAACGCAAAACTTCTTAATGGTACACTTTTAAATAATGCTCTTGTATTAGGATTTAATTGAACACCTGTTACGCTTCGAATAGCACCTGCTGCTGGAGCACCGATGGACTTTGCCTTAGATGCAACATTAGCGGCAATCAATGAAGCTGTTTCATTATTCAGATTTAAAGCTGTTCCCGCAAGTGCTCCTATATCACCAAGTGCCTCAAAACTCTTTTTTATACCGCCTATAGCAGCGGCACCTACTGATGCTCCGTCTTGCAAGCCTTTTTCAATACCAGCACCAATAAGACCAAGATCAAAGTTTTCAAACTGTACTGCATCTTGTAATTGAAATGCTGTAGGAAGATATAAACTTATATAAGGACATACACTAGAGTTCTTTGTTGGCAAGTTTGTATCACTTGCAATACTTGTAGCTTGCGCTGCTTGGTTTCTTGGAGGAACAGTACCGAATGCTTCTCGCTGTTTTCTTGCTACAGCAAGGCTTGTTGCGCTACTTAGCCTAGGATCTACTTGACCATCAGCATAGCCTGTATTCTGCGCTAATTCGTGTAGCACTTTTTTAGAACTTTCCGCAGATGCCTTTGCTTTTGCAATACCTGCTTCAATTTTTGCTTGAGCTGCTTCCTTTACGGCTTCTTCATCAACAACTTTAAATACAATAGTGCCTTTATAATCACCAGGATCGTCATTTGGATATCTGAGAGTGTTCGCCATTTCATACCTTATAAATAAGTTGTATCGTTGATGTTATTTATATTGGAAATCATGGCTTATTCTGGCAAATATACTGTTAAAAACCCCAAAAAGTACCAAGGTGATCATACCAAAGTTATTTATAGAAGCATGTGGGAAAAATGGTGTTTTAAGTGGTGTGATGAAAACTCTGAAATCAAGACATGGAGTTCTGAGGAAGTAGTTGTACCATACTTCTATGATGTTGATAAAAAATATCATAGGTACTTTGTTGATTTAAAGGTTACATATAAATCAGGAAAAACAGTACTTATTGAGATAAAGCCAGACAAAGAAACAAAAGCCCCTACATATCCCGGAAAGAAAACTCGTAGATATATCAACGAGGGTTTGACGTATGTAAAAAATCTTAATAAATGGAAAGCAGCACAAAGGTTTGCAAAAGACCGTAATTGGGAATTTGTAATATGGACAGAGAATACTTTAGAGTCCATGGGTATTAAACCAAAATCCACAAAACCCTTAAAGCCATATAAGAGAAAGAAAAGTCCTAAAAAGTGATATAAATAACACTATTGGATACTAGGACAAATAAATGAGCAACCTTTTTAATAAACTAGAAATGGAAGCATTTCGTAAAGGTATTACGTTGAGGACAAAAGAGTCCCAGACGTGGTTTAGAAAACGTATGGCTAATATGCGTAAACCTTCTGCTGAATCTCTTATGAAAGACAATCAGGTTAATCTGGAGTCCCGCATAGGACCAGGTACTATGGCAATGTTTTACTACGATCCAAAACATAAGAAAACACTACCTTATTATGATAGGTTTCCACTTATTATTTTGGTTGATAAAGTACCAGGTGGTTTCCATGGACTTAATTTACATTATCTACCTCCAATGTTAAGAGCCAAATTTCTTGATGGTCTTATGGATAATATGAACAATAGATTATATGATGAAACAACTAAATTTAAGGTAAATTATCAGATGCTTCAAAGAGCATCCAAACTTAGATATTTTAAAGCTTGTTATAAAATGTATTTAAATGATCACGTCAGATCAAGATTTGCTCAAATTGAAGCACCTGAATGGGAGATTGCTACATTTCTTCCTATTGCAGATTTTGCCAAGAGTTCAAGAGCCAATGTCTACAGAGATTCAAGGAAAAAAATAAATGGGTAGAATTGATGATTTCAAAGGCACCGTATCTGGACGTGGAGGTTTTGTAAACCCAACTCTGTATAAAATTGAGTTGCCGCCGCTACCAGGATCAAATGTAAACACAAGAGATTTTTCTACTCTATGTTCTGGTATATCGATTCCAGGGAGACAGATACAGACAATAGCCCGTGAGATAGGTACTGAGAAGCAGTTTGTTGGTGTTGATCACGAGGTTCCGCCTGTCTCACTTACCTTTAGAATGGTAAATGATTTTGCTGTTAAAAAATATTTTGAATATTGGCAGAACCTAATCATAAACCAAAAAACGCACGAAGTAGGATATGCAAACACATATCATAAAGATGTAAAAATATCACAACTAGCAAAAGTTGAGAGTGCATTACCTGTTGGTGGTCTTGGTATTATTTCAGACATATTGCGTACAGCACAAGCAGATAGACAATACCCTAGTGTATATGAATGTACACTTATAAAAGCATTACCCACTTCAGTTACTGGATATCAGATGGGTGATGCTCAGAATGACCAGATAGTTGAATTTACTGTTGAGTTACAATATAAAAACTGGGTAAATAATGATACGAATGAAGGACCAGACAATACTTACATACCGACTACAGTTGGAGATATTATAGAAAATAAAATCAAAAGTGCAGTCAAAACAAAAGTGGAGGGTGCCGTCCGAGGAGCAATCGGCAGACTCTTTTAATTATTTTACAACATGAGGATATAATATGTTACCTAAGTTAAATGATGTGCCCAAGTATGAGATTAATATTCCATCAACGGGTGATACAAAAAAGTTTAGACCATTTCTGGTAAAGGAAGAAAAAGTTCTTCTACTTGCTATGGAATCTGAAAACGCAAATGAAATGCTTGCAGCAATTGTTGATACCATTGGTGCTTGTGTTCAAGATATTGACACAGAAAAGCTCACTGCATTTGATGTAGAGTTTCTGTTCATGAAAGTTAGGGCAAAGAGTGTAGGTGAAACAGCTCAAATAAAAATTAATTGTAGTGAGTGTGAAGAACCAAATGACTATGAAGTTAACATTGAACAATTGCAAATGGATGTTCCAACTTTAGATCCTATTATTAAATTAGATGAAAATATTAGTATTGAAATGCAATGGCCTTCATGGAAAGATTTACAAAACACTATGGCTAATGCAGGTGAATTAAAGGAAGTTGACTATATGTTTGCTCTATTAAGAGCTGCACTAAAATCTGTAATGACAGAAGATGAACGAATTGATTTAAGAGATGTTTCAGACGATGAGATTGATGCATTTGTTGATTCTATGAATACAGCTCAATTAAATATGATAAAAGAATATGTCGATAAAATGCCGGCACTGACTGAACATGTTAAATTTAAATGTGGAAATTGTGGTCACGAGAATGATAGAGAGATCAGAGGGCTACAAAGTTTTTTCTCATAGGTCTATCTCATGAATCCTTGATGAACTATTATGAAACTAATTTTAATTTAATGCAACATCATAATTATTCATTA